TAATGATATTCTCTCGCAGACGATTGTAATAGTCGTCGTTCAATCCATCATCCTCAGCAACAATCAAGTCAAAACATTCATCATCATTTTCGGCAACAACATTCCAGATGCCACCATATTCAGATCGGGGGAATGGAATAAAATGATCAACAACGTAGAGAAACTTGGATGTCATTTTTCTATGTAAAGTTCAGTAAGATTTTAGTAAATTATCGACGAGATGTCAACTTAATCTTTGGCGGTTTGGGTGACTTAAATGTGTCAGGTGTGATCTTTATATAATCATCATAAAAGTCAACATACTCCATCAACATGTAAACCATGTCATAGAGTTCTTCAACTCTTTCTTCAAGATCTTCGATCTTTTTACTCATAGGACAAATGCCAATTCAAGTGGATTAAGATGATCAAGATTCAACTGCATTGCAGTGAATGGAGTTGTGTCCCTGATGTCTACTACCTTACCAACTTTTTTGGAGTTGATAGGAGCATGGAACTGTTGTTTTTTGGTGTCGTAGAATCCCCAGATAGTACGATGGGGATTATGATCATTGAACAAATACCCAGGACGATATACAAGGTGGATTGCAATAACATTACGTTTAAAGCAAACCTCCTCGTAGAAATGATCGTCTGTTGGTGGTTCGTGGGGAAATCCATCGATCATCGCTCCACTTTCCAATCAGTGTTACCTTTAGCAGGAACCCAAAAATAGTAGGACTTATTGAGTGACTGAAGGAACAACCATTGTTGACCCTCATGTTCACGAACAGTTTCTACAACACAAGTGTGAAACAAATCCATCTCATTAGCAAAGCGATTCTTTGCTTTACGAGACAGGGGAGTGACACAAACTCGTTTGGTTTTGGTAGTCATCAAAGATCGAGAATAGTTTGGAAGTTTACAATTTCGGACACCACAACTTGTTGGGTGTTCACATCAAGAACAACATGTTCCCATTGTGTGTCATCAGCACCACGAGCATACATCTCCAAAGATGTATCATTTATACGTTTGAAAAATGTTTTGTCGGGTACAGGATTCTGTCGGAGTTGTTTCCGACCAGCAAGATTGCCTACTGCATTGTAAGCAAATCCAAGTTGAATTAGTTTGTCAGGTACACTCATTTGCGACTGAAGTTATTGTAGGGCATCGAGCAACGGGTTCCCCGTGGATCGGGACGGTTTGGTGATTGTCACTCCCTTAGATTTAGGCGTGTTCCTGGTAGTCTGTCTCACCGTGGTTTTGACTCTCTCAGATCCCTTGCCACCACTGGGGTGCAGTAAATGTTTATTTTGTTTTTTTGTTGATTTTGGTTTGGCAGGTGTCCTAGGTCGCCTCTGCGGTTTAGACTGTGACTTTTTCATTTTATCTAACTTACGCATGGCAATATCAAATGACGTTGCTAGTTCCAGTTGTTTCCCGTTGTGAATTATCATCCACTTTTTACCGCATGGAAGTATGCACCACATCCCGTCTGAAGAGATATAATCTCTCACAGGTTTAGGATGCAACAAACTAGAATTGTGATTGTAATACTTGTCTTTCATTCAAAGTGATGTGGAACAAAATAATCTCTAATTTCGTCAAGATGAAGAACAAAAAATAGACTCTCAGTATATCCGAAATGTTTCATCTTAAAAATTCTATGTCTACCATCCATCGATCTATATCTCCTCCCAGAGAAAGTTTCTGTGCCATCCAGAATAACACCAGGATAGTCTATATTTGCATATCTAGTTCTATGCCCACCACAACATCTACAGTTTAATCCTGTCATTCTATCGGGTTCATCGAATCCATAGTATTGAATTTGATCAAAGGAAATTGTCTGTAGATGATCATCATCAAGAAACAACATACTGAGAGCATTTAGAGACACAAATGTTCCAGGTTCCGACAACTCACGAATTCTATAATCACCATAATAATTCTCACTTATCCATGACTGATCTCTATCATTGATTACAAGAGAGACATCATAATATGCAAAGTTAGATATATCATAAACTCCACTCCTATCCAACAAAGTTGCATGATTGTCATCAATCAAACTTTCGATTACTTCAATTCTACCAGGATAAAAAATATCTCTTTCATCATACTTTCCCAGATAGATGATATTATCCCCAGGTTTATATGTTTCTGGGGAAGTCAGATTATGATTGTAGTATCTAATCATCGACGAATTTCACTGATAGCAGGTTGACCTTGTTCAAAGACGGTATCAACGACCGCCTGAACCTTTCTGGAGGTGGTGATACCCACAGAGTCATAAACAGGGACGCAGACCAATCCAAAGGTCTTAGAAGTGTCACCCAGACGGATTACACGACCGATAGATTGACTGATGCCGATGTAGTCCATGTTGCGGAGGAAAATAACACTTTCCAGACCGTTGACGTTGATACCTTCAGAAAGAATAGAGTGATGCAGAACCACAAACTTTTTGCTGGGATCTTTACCCCATGCGTTCAGAGTATCGAAGAACACTTCACGGTTCACTTTCTGACCGTCGATGATAGCACCAGTCTTACTGGTGATTGTCATCCAAGACATGCCACGTTTGGCACACTCAAGTGCGAAGTCACTATCAGTCAGAAGACCAATGATTTGTTTGGTAGTGCGAGCACAGACCAGAACTTTCTCAGTCTCTTGATCATCAATAGTCTGCATCAGAAAGTCACAGTCACGGGACCAGATTT